CCGGAAGTTTTAGCGCAGTTACAGCAGCAACAACAGAGGATGGTGTAATGGCAAATACTCCATTGCGTCAAGGGGTTCGTGGTGGATACCAGGCCGCCAAAGAACTTTTAAAAAATCTTGATCAAGACGCTATTCGTTACAGGAGAAACGTATTTTATGATCCTGAATTTAAACAAGGCCTTCAAACTGCGGGTATTAATATCAAAGACACTCCAGGTGCTTTTTTAGGCGCATATGCAGCACGTCTTGGGGCTGATTTAACCACTGACGAATTGCGTAGTCTTTATTGGGGCATGAGTCACCCCGCAGAACTTGCAGATAGAGCATTTAAAGCAACAGTAGATCCCAAAGGACAGCTTGGTCGTTATGGGCGTGGCATAGTTGCTCTTGCTGCTGTACAACCAGCACTTGCTTTAACAGGTGCGTATAACCCATTAAATATTGGTGAACTTGGCAGACCAACTGGTTACAAGCAAAATGAACCAGATTCAGAAGATCCAACTAAAACAACTGAGCCTGCCACAGAACTTTTTCAACGTTTCTTCCAAGGGCGCACAGGTCGTCCCTTGGCTTATGAAAAAGCTAAAGAAGAGATTCCTGATCTCACCAAACAACGCTATGCAAACTACATGAATTTTCTTTACAACGATCCTGGCCCCATTGGTAAGGCAACAATGGGACTTGTTAAAGTAACGCCTGAAAATTTACAAGGTGATCCAGAAGCAAGAATCCTTGGCTATCCCATCAGTATTCCTTCTGTCGGAGCATTAGCCGGTGGACTTGCAGGAGCACGTGTTGGCGTAACTTCTTCTCCTTCTGTTACTCAAACAGTACAACCAAGCTTGTTAGCAGGTCAGAAAGCAGAAGTATCACGAGCAATGACAAAGCGTACACCTTCTATTGTTCGTGGCTTGGCAGGCGGCGCAATTGGCTCTGCCGCTGGTGCAATTATTGGCACGCTTACCAACCAAGCTATTGCTGCTGCTGGCAATTCAATGAACAAGTTACCGACTCAACAAGAGTATCAAAATATTTCTGCTGGTAGAATTTGAATATATAAATAATAACAATAAACATGGCACGGTTTGGCAGACCTAGTTATGGTCCAGATTCTGGGGAAAATCCTTTGGATGATCCTACGGCTATGTTCGGAGGATTTTTTGCTCAACAAAGACGCAAGATGGGTGAAGGAGTTCAAAGAGCACTTGAGTCTCAACAACTTCAATCAATTCGACAAAACCCAGGACTAGCCGCTCGCCTTGGTACTACAGGCCTTTTAGCAGGTGGCAATTTACTGCAACAGGATTTACTTGGTGCAGCGACTAGTACTGTTGGCGGTTTAAGTGGAGGAGCAATTGGAACGGGTCTTGCCAACTTAGTTCCCGGACCTTATAAAGGCATTGCAAAAGCCGTCTTCCCTGTGGTGGGTTCTCTTGTTGGTGGCATTGGTGCTGAACAAGCAGGCGCTAAAGTAGCCGAATATCTAGGTGCTGGTGTCCCTGGCTCACAAGAAGTTTCTCAACGCGGTCAAGAAGAACGTACTCGTAAATTTGAACGCGAACAACAACGTCTTGATTATGAGGCAATGTCTCAAGCAGAACTTGCTCGAGACAAAGAATACGCTAATTATGTTCTTCAGGCGCAAATTCAACAAAAGAAAGCAATGCTTCCTCTTGAGGAACAATTAATGCGTACTCAACTTGTTAATCAACAAGCTCTTAATGCAAGTAATTCAAGTCTTTATCAACAAATGGGGCGTTCTGCAACAATGGGCAAAGCCGCTCTTCAGACTATTGCTGAAACAGGAGCAACTACTCGAACGTTGTTGTCTCAAAATCCTTATTCTGGTTCTGTGCTGCAAGCCCCTTCCATTAGTTTTGGGTGATCAACATGCCATTATCAGGTGATCAAAATAAATTTTCAAATATTATTTCAAGCGGTAATCGCTTGGGAATGTTTGATCAGGCTACACAATATTTTGGTAAAGATCCATCTAAGTGGCCGCAACAAGTTCAAGAAGGAATAGGATATGGATTTGGCCTTAGCTTTCTTAGGCCAACTCTAGAGCAAGAAGCTGCAAGCTTAGAAATGCAAGCCGCTTTCCAAGAAAGAATGTTAAAAAAACAACAAGAACTTGGAAAAGAAAGTGTTGATTACGCTAGAACGCAGAAAGAAAAATACGACAGATCACGTTCTTTGCTGGGGATGATTGAAAGAATTCCCGGTCAAATTGCGTCTGCTATTAATCCAATGGCTGATCCAGCTACTGCGGCACTTGTCCTGGGAGCACGTCAACGTGGCTTTGAAGGACAAGAAGCAATTCTTCGCGCCATTCCAGGATTGCAGCCTGCTGCATTTGCAATGCCATCTAGAAATTATTTTAGTTCTCTAGGTTAAAATAAATGTATGACGTTTTAGACGAAAGCACGTATTCGTGGTTATCGCCTAAAAACACAACGAGTAGTAAAGGGATGGCATTTGATTTTGGACCATTAGCAGGCGCAGCCCTTGGTGGCATGTTTGAGCTATTCAGTGCTCCCGGAAAAGCACAAGCTCAAGCTAATGCATTCAGGATGCAAAACCTGATGCAAAATGATGCCATCTTGGAAGCACGTAAAGCAAGATATGCAGATCTTGGAAATCAACTTGCTGGTCGTGTTGCATCATTAAGCTGGGGTCCAGACCTTGATTTGTCTCGTCAATTTGAAACACGTAAATTTGAACTAGGTCCTCAAGTAGAAAAAATGCAAGCAGCAAGACGCTTGCAAGCAGAAGGGGATCGTGCGTTTGCTATGGATCCAAGAAGTCGAGAACTTGCAGCACAAGAACGTAGGGGTAGAATGGAAGAAGATGCATTTAAAGCAATGGCGCCAATGGCCGGAATGTTTGGACCAATTGGCAGTTTTGCTGGACTTGCCGGTAAATACGGCGCATTATTTTCAGGGAGGTAAATAAAAATGGGAGGAGGTCCTTCGGTTACTTATCAGCCGCCACCGCCGGATGATACATTTGCTAATTATCTTAAGTACCAAACAGAACGCGAGAAAGTAGCAGAAGAAAAAGCTGCTGCTGCTGAAACAGAACGTAAAGCAGAAGCTGCTGCCCGTAAAGCATCTGGTGCTGCTGCATACGGTGGCTTAAAACAAACAACTCAACAACAATTAGCTCAAGGGTTAATTGGGTATGAGTCTGCTGCTAATCAATTGCGTGATTATGCGGCTAAATATGACATGACTCCGCCAGAAGCGGACATTCAAGAACTGACTCAACAATACACAGCATCTCTCCCTGGGAAGAGGGCCACAGGAATCTCGGCGGCGTATGAAGAGCTTCTTGGTAGGGCTGCTACCGTAGAAGAGCTTTCGAAGGCGCAAGAGCGCTTTCAACAGGGTTACTACGGAACCATGGAGGACTTCAAGGGTTCTCTTGCCAAAAGCCCTGAGTATCAAAAGAAATTTAATCAAAGCTACCTGGATAATTACTATGACACAATGTTCGGCAAGCAAACAGTTACTGCCGAAGGTGAAAAAACAGGTAAACGTACTTTTAAATTTGATAAATCACTTCTTCCTCAGTACTCTGGAGATCTTGCTACTCGTACTAAAGTTACGACCCCTGGCTTTGATCAAGAAGTTACTGGTACTCCTTTTGAGCTTCAGGAACAAGTTCAGAATATTCGTGACACCAGACAGTATCTTTACAGTGCTGGCTTAACAAATTTACAAGGTGATATTGATGCAAACGTACAAAAATTAAAAAATGAAGGCTCTAAAGCTGTTGCAAGAATTGGTGCGGCAAGTAATCTGTATTCCGGCCTTGTTTCTGGATTTTTCAGTTAAATAAAGATTGCTATAATTAATCAAGAAACTATACTCGTTTCATAATGGCACAAACTCCTACCGGCCAACCCACTGCTGACGACTATTTTGATATCAATAAATTTGAAGAACTCCTTGCTCGCCTGGAGTCTTCAAAGGGTCGTCAACAACGCCAAAAGTCTCTTGAAGGTCGCCGCGATATCTTTGCCGGTGGTCTTGCCAGCATGATGTCTAACTTCTGATCGATATGCAAAATCCAGGTCAAAACCAACCATTGGGTCCGGAATTTGACCTGGATAAATATCGCAATCTTTTGGAGCGTCTTCAACAATCTAAACGTAATCAAGAGCGTTTAGACAAAAAACTTCCTTCGCCACAAACGGCGTAATTTGTTATCATGACTAGCAGTGTTCCCGCTGGACAAACTGATATTGATGATTGGTTTGACCTAGACAAATATCGTCAGGCGGCTGGCGTTGCCTACGAATTTTCCAAAAAGAAAATGGAGACTGCTGGTGAGCAAGAACGAGAAACTATTGGCAAGGGAGCAACAGAGCAACGAACTTCTGCAGAACAGTCCCAGCAATTCAAGCAAGCTGATGAAGCGCGGGACTACGGCCAGTCCCAACGAGCTTATCGATATTGAGCTGTTTGATCAGTGGGTAGACAATTTAGATTCTGCTACTCAAGAGAGTTTTCTTGAATTTGCCAAGAAAACGTACTCTGTTATTGAGATTTATTTGTATTCCAGATTTCTTGGTTACAGAGGATCTATTACAGGTTGCAACGCCTGGGTCTTAACTCATTACAAAAAGCCGGATCACCTGCGCGTTCTTCTTAATGAGATTGAGGAGATCCAAGAAGACATGCGTAAGTTGCGTGAAGATATTGAAAATCTTGCTGTCAAGCGTGATGCAGGTGTTGCCAGACTTGCGGCAATGACAAAAGAACTGCGGGGGACCATTAATCAAGTCGAATCCTATACAATTGTCAAAGATCGTAAAGGATTGTTAATGGCTGGTGCTGACCAGGCCATTCGTGAATTACTTGCAGTATTTAAAGATGATCCTATTGAAGGGCCACTGCAAGAAGCATCAATGTCAGTGTGGGCTAAAATGCAATTAAATGAATAGTATCAATGCAACAACAGCAACCACCAACTAATGTTCCTATCCGTTCCGGAATTATTTTTGGTCCTGGCCGTTCCACTCGTTTGCCTGATCCTGGTACGCCTGAGTACAAACAGCTTGTAGATCGCATGCGTAACGTTGCTCAGGGTAATAAATGACAAAGGGCAAGATGCCACCTCAACTGGTGGAGTATTTTGAAAAGAAAGAAGCCAAGAAAGAAGATGGCTCTGACATGAATGATAAGGAAAAGCGCAAAGCAGCTTTAGATAAGGCGCGTAAGTATCAAGAGCAAAAACGCAGTAAAACAAAAGAGTAGGTTAGTATTAACTAACTTACTGGCTATATCGTGCCTGCACATCTTCATCAAGCTTATAGACGCAATGCTCAGGCTGCTGCACAAAAGCATCGCGTTCGTAAGCATGACAATGAAGATCTCTTGGAGCAAGCAAGAGAAGACTTTGGTTTTTTCTGTGATTACGTAGCAGATAAACCACCTGCTAAGCATCATCAGGACTGGCATCGGCACCTGGTAACCAACCAGGACAGCTCTTGTTTACTCAAGGTTGCCGGTCCCAACATTGACTTATTGGCACCCAGGGGATCAGCTAAGTCCACTGTCGCAGGCTTGTTTGCAGCGTGGGCCATTGGTGTGCACACGGCAGCCAAGAGACCATTACAGATTCTTTATCTTTCATACACTGTTGATATTGCGCGATCTAAGTCAGCAACTATCAAAAGACTTATTGAAAGTAAAAAATATCAAGAAGTCTTTCCAACAGTAAAACTACTCAAGAACGTCACGAGTAATGAGTATTGGTCAATTGACCACCGCTTTGCAGGTATTGATATTGCTGGTGAAGAACAGTTTACACTTTGCGCTGCAGGTCTAAAAGGTTCAGTTACCTCAAAACGAAGCCAACTCGTAATTATTGATGACGCCATAAAAAGCTCATCAGATATTTCCAATCCTGACATCAGAAAGATGATGCAGGATAACTGGAACGCGGTTATTGCACCAACCATGTTTGAAGGTGGAAGGGCTATCTGCCTTGGCACCAGATTCAGACACGATGACATCCATGCAACTACTTTCAATTCACAAAATAACTGGACGCAGATTGTTCTTTCTGCTATCCAGAGTGATCCGGAAACAGGAGAAGAAGAATCCTATTGGCCAGAAATGTGGTCTCTTGATTACTTAAAAGAAAAGAAACGGCAAGCACCAATTGCTTTTTCTTTCCAGTACATGAATCAAATCGTCAGGCAGAATGAACTATCTCTTGCGCCTGAACTGATTGTTAAAGCTGAGATTGCAACTGAGTTTGATGCTCTTGGGGTTGGGGTTGACCTCTCCGCTGGTACCAAAGAAAAGAATGATTACACCGTATTTGTTCTCGGCGGACGCCTTGGTGACAAGGTGCATATTATTGATTATCGTCGTATGCGCGTGATGGGCAACTTGGAGAAACTTGACGCAC